ATCATTCTGTAAGGTTTGACCGGCAGCTAAGGACGGGCTATTAACTGCGTTCGTCGAGGACGGGTTGGTATAAGAGTCAAGGGAAGTAGGAAAGGTTGAGGTACTCATGGGGTAACGATTGTCCAGGAGGTATGAGACGGAGCAGTATTAGGAGTCCAGGGTGATAGGGACGGGCTGATTGCCGAAGCGAGTATGCCGTCATAGGTAAGCCCTGCCTGGTCGTAAGTCACGCCGGACTGGTCGTACTGGCGCTCATTGGCGTCGATATTCGCATTGATAGACCAGGGAGTAAGGCTCATATCACAAGAATACGTCTAGCCGTGAGAAAGCGCAACACCCTCTCTATCAGCCAGGCGTATCTCACGTACCTTCAGGACCTTCTCCTTCTCGCCCAGGGCGGCCAGGCGGCGCTCGTAGGCGTCGGCAAGCTCCAATGCCTTCTTTTGCGCCTCGGATGCCTCCTGGCGGCTCAGGGCGATAGACTCGGACTCCTTTCGGCTGGACTGTTCCAGTTTGGCCAGGGCGGCCTTGCGCTCGGCCATGAGCAGCTCGGACTTGGCGAGAGCCTCCTCGCGCTTTCCGACATCTTTAAGGCGGCCAGAAAGGGCCGATTCCTTGGCCTCAAACTCCTCCAACTGTTCCATGAGGCGTTTTTCATTGGCTACCAGTGCCGAGTTTTGCAAGGAAAACGCTTCTTTTGATACTAAAAGGTCCTTTTCGGCTTGCTCTACTTCTTGCCGCTGGTTAAATATTGTTTCTGAAGCTTGCTCTATCAGAGCCTCCGAAAAAGCTTTTTCTTCCTTAAACTCAGCTTCTAGTTTTTTTATCTTCTCCACTGCGGATGCGATAAGATACTTCCGGTTTTCCTGTGCTTCCAAATCCAGACGCTGCCGTTCCGATTCCGAGGACTCCAGGATTTCCTTCGCCTCCTTCACCTTCAATTCCAGTTCTAGGAGGTAAGCTTCCGTCTTCTGGACTTTCTCCTTGAACAGTTTCGACTTCGCTTCCCAACTTATCGCCTCCCCCTGTGCCTCCAATACTCTTGCTTCCGCCTCCCGAGCTTTGCTCAAGTGAATCTCCAGTTCCTTGCTCAATTCTGTCAGTTCCATCTGCTTTGCTTAGGATTATTCTCTCCATGAGGGTCTTTCTCAGGGACTCGTCGTGCAGCATCCGCCCGTCTCTCTTGAGGATATGGTCGGTGAGGTGCTTGGCGAAGTGATCGGCGAGGTACCGGGGCACCACGGCCGTCTCGCCGGGAGGAAGCCTGAACGGCTCGCCCTCCCACCGAACCTCGAAGTAGTCGGCGTAGGAGTAGCCGTACGTCAGGTCGGTGCCAAGGTCACCGACGCAGACGTTGCAGACCGTCCAGAGCTCGTCTTCCGGGGCGCTCACGCCATAGCCTTAAGGATCTTGCTCTTGATGATCGCGGCAGAGTCGGAAGCTGTGTACTCTACGTCGTTAATGTCGGCTTCCTCACGCATGGCCTTCAGTTCAGGGTTATCAGTCGGAGGTATAACATCTTTAGGCTTCTGGGGAACTGGAGGGGTCCATTGCTCCACCTCGTCTTTAGTAATTAGAACATCTTCTTTGTTGATCTGGGGTTCGGCTACCTCATCGAAATTTCCACCGAACTCTTTGGCAAGAATCTGCTCAAAGGAATCATTGGAAGCCCCTCGGTATTCCTCTACACCGACGATAATTCGGTTGCGGTATGCCTTTTTCTTAGCCTCATTGTTGAGGATGTTGTTGTCGTAGGCTACTAGGCCCGACTCAAGAGAGCGGCGAGTGGCCTGGTACTCCTTATTGAGCATGTACTGCACCATATGATCCACCGCATGTTCTGCGAGGAAGCGTGGATATACCTTTTCCTCGCCAGGTCGAATGACGTAGTACTCATTCCCCCAGGAGAAAAAGAATCCCTTAGCAAAGTCCCACTCAAACTCTTGTTCACTAGCCGTTTCACGCACGGATACTCCCCCGTTCAAGTCCTTAACACCTTCCTTGCGGTAAACAGTGCGCCAAAATGTGGCAACGTCTTTTCCGTTCGTCTCAATGATGTTCTTGATCTTTACCCGGTCTTCCGGGCTGTGTTCGCGCTCAGCAGGCATATAGTCGCCTTAATGATAGATGATACTATAAAGTCTACTCCCTAACTGCGCCTAAACGCAAGAAAGAAGGCCTTGTAAGGGGCCTTCTTGTTCTTTCGGCTACTTGGGGCCGCGTCCAGCATCGCCAGATGCCGTAATATCGCAGGTGGTGGAGGCCACTACCTTAAATCCCGTCTCCAAGTCCCAGTACTCGTACATGCTTCCCACGGTAGGGTTGGTGATGACAGCGACCACTGGGGTCGTGTTGCTTCCCGTGGCGTTGTACACGGTGATCGTGCCGGTAAGGGCGGCGTTCACCTGGATGAGGGCCTTGCGGACGTATCCAGTGAATACCTGAGTTACTGTTGTGTCTACGATATGTGCATACATACTAGGTTGTTGCGAACGGCGTGGCGACGGTTCCGCTTCCCAGTGTTACTCCGTCGACTATCCATTGGGAAGTAGTAGTACATATCAGGTTGATCCATGATCCGATTAATCCTCCCGTAGTCGTTCCATTCTGAGTGAGGGAGATGTGAGTAGTTCCGTTTCCTATGAAAGTCGTGTTGGTACCCGCCGCAACTGCATTAGCAATCTGGCCGATCAAAAGGGTAGTACCGGTGTCAGTGATGATCTTATGGTTGTTGCTGGTAACCGAAACCGTTACTAGGAATGTGAACTGGTTACCAGGAACCGGGGCAGGAAGTGTATAGATTATGCCTGCGGCCCGGTCGAATAAGCATATCGCGCCACTCTGTCCCGTGGTAAGCGTTGCCGTTGCTCCCTGACCGGAAATTATCTGGGAAGAGAACCCCTTTACGAATCCACTAGTCCCCGATAGGTCAAGGTTAGCGGATCCCCCAAGGATGATGTTCTTCTTTGTCTGCAGGCCGACCTGCTGGACTACCGGGATGTACTGCTCGATGTATTCAGCCATAGCTGTTAGGTTAGGCTGATTAGGCGATGTCCAGGAAGACCGGCTCGTACTGGGTGTCGACACCTACCTTGACGCGCATCTCACCGACGCGGGGAGTAAGCAGAGCGGTACCGTAGGTCGCGGACATGGCGGCTACGGCGCCGGATACTGAGCTGGAAAGCGTTACCCAGCTGCCAAGCGCGATCGCTCCGTCATTCAGGGTAGATGCGACACCGTGGATCTGGCCGAAGTAGTAGTTGGCGGCAGTGACAGGCGTCATGGTAACGCCGGAGGGACGGATAGTCTGAACGGTACCCTCGACGGTTCCGTTAGAGACGTTATGCACGAGGGAGGCCTTGCTCGAGGTGGTAAGCGCAACCTGTATCGGGTCGAACAGGGGAACGGTGATCGTCAGGGATCCGGCGTTGGCAGGGTTCGAGCTGATCTTGTACGAGTGGCCCTGACCAGGAGTAAGACCAACGACCAGGAGGCCCTCGGCGTACTCGTTAGCTAAAGCTGCGGTAGCGCCGAGCGTCAGCGAGACGGAGGTAGCTCCGATGGCAGCAGCAGCTTGGACAGCGACATTCATGTGGTTGGTCTTCTGCACCGGGGCGGTGTTGCACTTTCCGGCAGAAAGGTTGGCAGCACCGGCGAGCGAGTAGCGGAAGGAGCGATCGTCAGAGAGCTTGAACTCCGTCCCGAGGTCGTGTTGCTGCACGGTGCTCGTGTTGAACGGGTCGAAGTCGATGATTATGGGGTTGGATGCGGCGAGTTTCATAAGGGCGAGTATTAGTACGTTGGCTAATGTAGTTAAGGCTAGATTCCCGTAATTGCCGTATACACGCCGTTACGGTTAGAACGCTTGCAGAGAAGGTTACCGGCCATCAACACGTCAGCAACAACACCGAACTGGTTCATAGGAGCTCGGAAGGTGCTCCAGCCGAATCCGTCAATGCTCTTGAGAGGTGCCTCGGAGTAAACGCCTTCGATGGTTGAGTGAGTGAAGGGAACGCCCTGGTAGTTAAGAGCAGCCCAACCCTTGGCTCCGCGCCACTCGAGCGTGTCCTCGTTAATCATGTACAAGTTACCGGAGGGAGCCTTGTAGTCACGGACAATCGGTACTCCGCGGTAGGAAATGGCGGTGAATCCAGAGCGTCCAACTAATCCATCGCGACTCATGCCGCCGGCGGAATCAGGACGGGAAGCTAGGTTGTAGCGGCCGGTCTCGGAGTAGGTCTCACGGACGGTCGGTGTCATCAGCTGCTCGTAGTAGTCGAATACGGTCGGATTAGCAGGTGCCAGAGAAGGAGTAGACAGGGCAGATCCGCTTGATACGGCGCTGTATAAGGTGGCCATCTGAGAAAGCGAGATGGTACCACCGGAGCTCAGGTATTGTCCCTTCAGGATTGGATAGGTTGAGCGGGAAAGACCTCCGACAGTGGCCACGTTGGTTCCGTCGTCAACGTAAGCCCCAATACCGTAGAAGTCTTTATTGGAGTTACCAGTGCCGTAGGCGTACATTATGCCGGCAATGAAGTCGATAAGCTCAGTTTGGGTTTCCTCGAGGGCTTCCTCGATCATGTCGATGATCTGGTCCTCAGGGGCGTCGTTTGCGAGGACTTCCAGGCCGCTGACGGCGACCGGCTGGCGGGCGCCGCGCAGGTCGAAGATCATGCGCTGTTTGGTGGAAAGTTCCTGAGCAACAAAAGAGTCGAGACCGGAGAAGGACTGGGCCTGGTTGCTGTTGGTAAGCTTGATAGGCACGACCATCTGGCGGCCCTTCCAGGTCTTGCCGTTGGTAAGCAGGCGAAGGCTCAGCGCGGTGGAGGAGATTACTTGGTCAAATACTGCTGGCAGGAATGATTCCTGCGTCATCGCGTTTACCCGGGTGTCGGTGAACGTAGCCATGAATGGTCACTTACTAATTAGGTTCTTGGATACTAAAAGAGCCGTCCCGAGAAGGGATACGGCTCTTTGGCCTTGATGCCTTTAAGTATGCAACGTTACAGCAAATGCTGTCAAGCGGTTATATTTTCCCGTTAGTGAGTTCCCATCGGCGACGAGCCTCGTCCAGATCTCCGCCTACCCCTCTCATACTAATCTTTCCGGGAGCTGCAGGGGTAGCGACCCGATTCGCGCTAGAGCCGACGTATGCATCACGGTTGGGGTTAGTACCTTGTCCGACAGGCACGAATTCATTACGAACATCATCATATTCTAAACCTCGATCCCAAGCGGTCTTAAACTTTCTAGCCTCAACGTCAACATGTTGTCCACCAGAGCGCACGAGAGAAGCCAGAACCTGTTTGCGTTGACGGACTCCTGGATCATTAGGGTCGTTTCGATCTTTCACTTCGGCTACAATCCCGTCTTTTTGAAGGGCCTCAAAAGCCTCATCGATCTTCTTTTTCTGTTCGGCTACTGCCTCATCCTGACGTTTCTTCTCAGCGTCTTTCTTTTCCTCGGCTTCCTTTAGGACCTTAACGGCAGCGGCTTCGGCTTTGGCCGTCTCGCGTTCGTCAAGTGCCTTCCAGGTTCCAGGCTTGTATTGTAGGTCTGGGTCAATTGTAGCTACTGGAGCTGGTATCTTTGCTTCAAGTTCGGCGTTCTTGGCCTCAAGCTGCGCCATCTTCGCTTCCATTTCTTCTGCAGTCATAGCATTCTCTTTATGGCTAATTGGATCTTGTCATGTTCAGATGGGGTTGTGGTGCCATACATCTCGGTCAGTACCTGGTCCTTAATGTACTCGTCCACGGAACTTACTATGGGTCCGAAGTCAGGAGGACTTTCCACTGTCTTTACATCAATAGGTGGCGACTTCGAACCCCCGAATAGAGCGGTAAGCCCCGCCCCTTCGTCGCCTTCGCGCTTAGGGCCGGAAGTATCGTCAGGTAGGGCAGTACCGTAGGTCTCGCGCACGCCAACGGGCTCAGGTTCCGGTGCGAATACCGCGAGTAGCTCGTCGTCTGGTTGTGGCTTCTGGGGCGTACCGCCCCGCTTTTTTGCCATATAGATTCGTTATTGTTGAGGAGGTGGTGCGAGAGCCGCAGGCGGTGGTGGGCCGGCAGGAGCTGGAGCCGTAGGAGGCTGGGGAGCTTGTGGAGGTCCAGCGGCTGCTGGTGCGGCCGGTGCTGGTGCGGCAGGAGCTGTAGTAGTAGCTTCGTTCTGCTTGTTGGCGGGTTCGGCGGCATTAACTCCAATGTCTTGCAGATACTTTGTCGGACCCTGAGCCTCAGCGGCCAGGAAGTCCATGAGGCGCTGGGTACGCTCCTTAGGATTGGGAAACTCCAGGTCCTCGTACAGGCTCATCGGGTCGATTCCCTTGCTGTTCACAAGGTTCATGGCCATATTGCGCTGGGTCATTTTGTCCACAGCGTTAGCCTTGACCACAATCTGGATATTGTCGGGGATGAGCTTGTTGTTAATTGAGGCAGAAATGAGCGATCTATCAGGTCCTGGAGCACTTGCGCGGTTATCATCATCGAAGTAGATCTTAGCCAGCTGCACAAGCCAGTTAGCGGCCTCCTCTACGCAGCGCTGCACCATGGTCTGGGCTATGTCATCAGACGCTGAGAGGTCTCCCTCACGGCTAATCTGCTTTGATACGCCTGATTCAGGCTCTACAGCCTCACCACGTACAGCAGCTGAGGTGGAGAAATGGGCATCAATAGCCTGTATAGACTGCTGGAGGTCCTGGTAGAGGGCAGCGCTTGCGGGTGAGCCTTGGATCTCCTTGACGACTCCATCTATGGACTGGCCTTCCTTCAACTCGACCATAGGGATCTCCGACGGGTCGCGGGAGATCTTAGAGGCCTTAGCCTCGGTCATGGCGGTCGTCGCCATAACCAGTTTGGGAACCGCCCATTCGTTGGTCTGGCTTATCTGGTCTCCACGCAGGTTGACGATGTCCTGGAGGCTTAGGGACTGCTCAAACACGGTAGTATCGTCAATCGGGCCGTCGCCAAGGTTCTCGCCACTGAATATGCTGTAAGGCATGCGAGGCCAGGGGAAATGATTGAAGCGCTTGGGCTTGTGGCGGGGAACATCCAAGCCAAGGCTTGGCAGAACCGCGGCAGCAAGAGCTGGGTCGAGCTTTTCTTCGGGGACCAAGCCAAACTCAATGTCGCTTCCCTCGCGCTCGTCCCAAAAAGGATGAGGAGACTTGGAAAGTAGGATATCCTTGTAGGAGTTGACGAGTATGAGCTTAGGGCTTCCGTCGTTGCCAGACACGCGGGCTGTAACCTGCAGAAACCGGATCTTTGAAGACGCTGGTTTTCCTCCGGCTGCAGCTTCTTTAGAAAGATCGGCCATCAACTCTTCTTTCTTGTCCGGGAACATATTGAACACGACAGAGGTATACTCTTCCATCCACTCCCCGATGAACTCCATATTGTCGGCAGTATAGCCATCCTCGGGGATGCGAGCGGTGGAGTCCAGCACCACGTCCTCAGGACGTAGACGCTCAATCACGGCGTCCTTACGGGCTTTATCGTAGCGATACTTCCAGATGCCGCGGAACTTGAGGTGGTTATCGCGCACAGCGGACTGGGCAAGGCGGCGGGTCACATCGGAGTCAATACGGATCTTCAGCCATTCCTCGATCTTTTTGGTGTCCTCTTTGACGCTGGGGTCCTCATCCTGCTGGGGACTCATTACCACCACGTCCGGCATGCGACTGGTTGCATTCTGGACGCGAGTGGCCAGGTCACGGTGCAGGATATTGTTCTTGTATAGGGTATCAGGCATGCCGCGCTTGCGTTTGGTCTCCTGGACGCCCTTCCAGTACTCGACGTTCATCTTAGCCCGCTGGTCAATCTTGTGGGCCGTGAGCCAAGCTTTGTACTCGTCGGTCTTGCGCTTTATGAGCTCCAGGAGCTCAGAATCGGACAGGGAGATAGAGAGCTCCGGAACAGTAGTTACGGGCCTAGATTCCTCTTTAGTGAGCTCGTGGATTTCCATATCAGTTGAAATAGTAAGTTGCCGTGCAACGGACGTGTACGCCGTGACTTATACGGATGTTTCCCCCACATCGGGCGTGGTGAGCAATGTCGAGCTCCCCTATCTCCTCATCATTCGGAGCGCCGGGAATGATCTCGGTGGCGTCGCCAGTGATCTCGCAGACGCACTTTCCGCAGCGCACACAGTAGAAGGGTCTAAGGCGACGCTCGGCCCAGGGTTTGTAGGACAGTCGAACCGTAATCGGCTCATGTTCGTCATTAGTTACCATGGTGCCAGTATGATGCTAATTACCGTAGTTTGGCAAGCTCTCTCTAAGCTCATCCAGGGCGTCACGCGGAACGACCAGGCCATCTCGGGACAGTCCAAAGGTCTCTGTGGGCTTAAATAAGGAGGATACATTGGTCTGGATGACGCGGCCGGAAGGAGCATCCGATATCTCTGTCATGAGCGCAAGACTCGCCGCGTCAAAGAGATGGTCCTCCCCGTCTGTGTTAGTTACGAGAATACCGTTTGCATAGTAGAGGTGGGCCTGCTCAACCCGTAGGCGGTAGACTGGCTGTCTTTCTGAGGATCCAACCGCAACGATACGAACAGGTGCGGCCACTGCGTTTGTTTTTGTAGACGAAGTCATTCCCGCAGATTGGACATTTTCTGACATGATCGGCATTCCGAGCGGCATGCGAGCATGCTTCTGAACAGAACCGCTTGGTCTGGTGCTGCGTTTTAATATGCTGTCCACAATGACCGCACGATAGTTGCCGGACAGGGCTTCTCTCACGAGCTTTAGCCAGATTCTCACGGAGGGTTCGCTTCCCTTCTGGACTCTTGCGCCATTTGTCCAGGTGGTCTGGGAGCTCCCCTGAGCGGACTCGCTCGCGGTAGTGTAGTAGCGCATGCTTCCCCTTCTCAACAAGCTCAAGGTTATCAGGGTCATTGTTGCCCGTATCGTGGTCCCTGTGATGAACGTGCATGCCTTCCGGTATAAGGCCATTGTTGTCGATGTAGACTTGGCGATGAAGCGAAGTATACCCCTTTGCAAGGTAGCTTCCGTTCGGTTCGAAGTACCGCCGTCCATGATAGCGTCGGTAGGTAATACCTCTGTATTCAACTGAGGTAAGCTTGTCAGATATGTTGTATTCCATGTCTCTAGTATATCATCACATAGGCATGATCGCAACTCAGTAAGACCATTTCCCTTAACGAATACCTTATGGTTCGGTGTGCCCTGCAACTCGCTTCCGTTGCTCAACTTGACGGTCCAGGTAGGCGACTCCTTTGGCTCACCGCACACTATGACCTTCCGAGGACCGACAGGCGTGAGTATCATATCGCCGGTCTTGACCAACTCGACTGGAATATCGCCGGATTGGGTAGATATCATGGTTCCCGTTACGAAGCAGTCGATGTCCTCGATGTCGTTCTCGTCGTATACCAGGTTAGGTAGAGTCCGTATCATGTCGGTGCAGCGTGAGAGCATCCGGAAGCGTGGAGGACCTTCAGGCTCATTATCGTCGGCGTTCAGACACCACTGCATGATGGCTACGCGCTGGTGACGGGCACCCTTACTTAGCGTCTTTCCGCGGATAAAATTAAGTCCAGGCATATATTCCTTGAACACCTTCTCGATGCTCTTATGGCCTTGAGCCTCGCTGTAGCAGTCGTGCGGCAGCACCATCCAGTCGATGTTGTCAATCTCGTTGAGTTCGGCCAGGCGAGCCGCCCATTCGGCGGGGTCATTCTTGGTCAGGTAGAGCTCCCGGTACTGGTAGTAGTGTTTGACTCCCCAGCGGTTCTTTGGCGTTACAGCGATGAACACAGCAGCTCCCGGGGCGTTATAGCCCCAGTCAAAGCCAACGATCTTCTTGCAGTCAGATAGCTTTACGCCGTCAGGCAAGCGGTTCAGGACGTGCGTGTCGGGCCGGAACTTGGCAAATACCTGGCCCACGAAGATGGACCAGTCGCCGTAGCGCCAGGCCCTCCACAGGTTCTCGTCGGTCTCCTTGATGCTGTCGAGGTAGCGGACGTATCCCGGGTCGTTCTCCGTCAGCGTCGGGTTGTCATCGATGGTCGAGGGTATGAAGATGAAGCTGCGGCCGGTGGCGTCCTTGAACCTCGTCCCGGGAACAGCCGGGTCGATGAAGCGCTCCTTTACCCATTGGTGGCCGATGTTGCCGGGATTGGCCGTGTTAAGAACCTGAGGCCTAATGCCGGGAACCGTTGAGCGGCAGGATCCAATGAGCTGGACATAGCGCTTCTTGTCCGGTATCTGCGTCAGCTCCTCGATGAGCATTCGCTGGAACTCCTGGCCCTGGTACTTAGTATAAGCGTCAGCGTCCTTGAGGTGGCCGGTAATGATCTTTGCGCCGCTCGGCCAAGTGATTACTGTCGGCTGATACGCAAAAACCGCCCCCATCGGGACGTACCAATACCGGGCCTTGTCTACCCAGTCGGCAAGGTCTCCGGCGTTCTTTCGTATTACCAGAGCCCTATACAGGGGATTGTCCACGTGGTCGGTAATCCAGGCCCGGCCGCCGTCGGACTTGCCGCCGCCCCGGGCTCCGCCGTACAATATCTCATCCTCATTGCGCCGTAGTAACTCTGTCTGGGGTCCGGGATGCGGTATCCAGACGCGGTCGTACTTCGCCAGGATATCAGGAGTCGCCGTGATCTTGATCATCAGGAAGCTTTTCTGGCTTTAGAAAAATGGAAGTGAAGGGATGGTCGTTATCCTCGCCGTGCAGCACGGGCTGGGTCGCCTTGCCCTCAGTGCGGTCCATGAGCTCGGAGAATACCGCCTTCTTATCCTGGACGGTCTTGGCCTGCCAGTATGAGTTGGCGAAATCGGTAGCTATAGCCGCTCCTAGAGTTCTTGCCTGCTCATATTCCTTGCGGGTATTTGCACTTTTAAGCGCTATCTCCAGGAGCGTGGAAAGCTTGGCCGTCTTGTCGTTTCCAAGAGCGGCCTGCTGTCCCTTCTTGAAGCTGGTTGAGGTAGCGTGCTTAGGCATTACGCCATTTTTTGAATGAAGTTGAAGATCGTAGTATACTTGCGCGTCAAATTATCACCTCGTCAAAGCCCTCATTATCATCGTTTACCAAAGTGTTCTTCTGGGTTGTCGTATCCATACCGGATAATTTAGGCTACTGTAAATACTTTTTGAAGTTCGGGAGCACTCTCCCCCACTCCCTCGGCCGCTGCATACTGCTCTCTCCCCTTCCCTAACTTTCCTGCAAGTTTCGGGTGGCTCTTGGCCAAGTCTGCCGGCGTAAAGAAGTTGTGGGCGTTGGAGGCGTGGCGTTTCACAAACTCCTCGTTTGGTACAAAGTGCTTTTCAGACTTGGAATATGCCCAAGGGTTTAGCGCATCACCCTCGTACTTCACAGCGTCCATTCTCACTCGCTCCCGGGACATAATCCCGTCTGTGCGCACTCCGCCGCTCTCACTAAATCCGGCACAGGAATGACAAGTTTCCTTTCCCAAATAAATCTTAACTCGTGATGTGGTGGCTCCGCAGTTGGCGCATGTCATAGCTCCATAATTTGCTAATTAGCAAAAATAGTCAACACCCCACACGTCTTATAAAAATGCACCTGCTCCCCCACTTAGCCAAGGGCCTAGTTTATTGCGTAGAGGGGTCAAAATCGTGAGTTTCGTTACAACTTGGACAATGTAACCTTTACGATATTTCAAGCCCTTTATAAGCCATTCTAAGCAATAATATCTTCCGGGAGATTTTGCTGTAAGTCGCTATATGCTTCTTCATGCCCCATCAACTTCTCATATTCTTCCCATGGCTCTGGATGCTCGGAGTTGAACCGTTCCCACTCCAAAAGTCCCCACTTCTTACCTTTTGGGTCATGCAGCAGGTACGCTAAACGGTTTGAGGCAAAATACGCTTTCTTCTTCAAAACTCCCGTATCATCTGTTTTCCGCAACGTGTCCATGATCTTACGCCGTGTTTCATCCGACATACCTTGAGGTTTATCCTCAAATACTCCTGCAGCTAACTGCATAATTGACGATGAGCGAGCCGCTATATGGGGTCCGTACTCTGGATTCTTTGTCATTTCACTAATCTTAGCAATGGAAGATCCATTCACTAAATTACCTTGGAGCCGAATAGGTAATTTATCAGTCATTGCTTTTTCTACAACTGCCATAGACTCATCAGGAAAAGATAGTTCTGTTCCGTCAAATAAGGTTACGTACTTGGTCATGATGCCTCCAAAATCTTAGAATTAGAAATATGTTTCTGGTCAACTTTAACCTGAATAAATGCTTCAACCTCTTCAATCTTCTCCTTCAAACCAACGTAGTTTATAAGCTTATTCTGTAAATTTCTCGGCTGGTATACATCGGCACGAATCATTCTAACTGCTTTAAGTAATGTATTTAGATCTGTAAAATCTTTTTTAAGTGACGTATACGCCTTTAAGTTTTCCTCAACATGATTTCGTAGTGTTGTCCCTACCAAATCTTTCCAAAGATTCTTCATTTCTTGAATATTTTCCACCCCGTCCACCGTAGGGGGTAAGGGGGTATTAGTATCCTCTACTAACCTATCCTTACCTAACCTATCCTGCGGAACCAGAATGGAACCGTTTTGGAACCGTTTTGGAACCATTTTGGAACCATTATCACGTGCTCCTAGAACGTATAATTTTGCTATCTGACGAAGTCGTGGAGAATATTCTGAAGATTGGTAACGATCAGCTTTTACATTATTATGTTCGCGCCAATGTAATAAAACGATCACTCCATCGTTCCATTGGTATAAAAATTGTTTGGCAATAAGTATCTTCAAATCATCAGCAGAAGCCCCTGTCATTCGTATAACATGATAAGGAGTAATAAATCCATCATCATCAGCACGAACTAATAAATCATAATAGAGAAGTCTTGCCGTAGGAGGCATATCCAAAAAGGAATCCTTCTCCGTTATCTTTGTATTTACCATTCTTCGCATAAAAAACGCCTTTCTTCCCTTGTGGGGACTTAGATATTGAATAATCCTGTTAGGATTAAAGTAATTATGTATGGTAATTCACTTGACGTCAAGTGTCTACTCTGGTAATATGGTATGGAAACGTCCTTCCTTAGATGTTGATCCTGTTCCAAATTACCGCTGCGAGCGAAAGCCGAGCGGTTTTTTGGTTCCCTATTGACACCCCTTCGCTTAAAGGAATACGCTGAGTACATACTTCCAACCAAGGTCTTGAAGTTCTTGCTTTGAATGCCTATCCCTTAGATGGCCATCGTAGTTCTTTCATCTACGAAATTAGCACAAAATAGACCCTCCAGAACGCGGGGGTCTATTTGGTATACCTATATTTTTATCCTCTTAGCTTTTTTTGGTAAATCGCCACTCCTTACCAAGTCACGAATCATCTGCCTGGCAAAATTAATATCGGATGGACTTCCTCCAAAATGATAAATAATACGGCCACTGCTATTCACAACTTTACAATGATCTCCGGATACTATTTCCAGACCAAAAGGGGTAAAACTTTTCCTGAGCGACTTAAGTATGCCGTGATTCATATTAATTAGCCGGGGGGCCAAAGTTTATCCAAATCACAAACAAAATAAAGAATAAGGCCATGAATATACCAAGCTGGTTCATGTAGTATTCCCAGGTTTTCTTTTTCGGTAATCTAGCCACGTATATCAGTTAGTTGTTTAAGTTCTTGGTCTTCTTTTTTAAGTAACTGCTCTATCTGGTCTAGCATCCGGTCCTGCTTATAGGAGACCCATACCATACCAATTATTTCTATGGAATTGACCACAATGTCAAAGAGGGTAACATGTCCAAAGGTCATCGGATATGAGTTATAAGTGATTGGTGCATAAAATGAAAAAAGTCCCAAAACCAAGTTCCGGCAATATCTGGCCAAAATGTATTAAAGGCAAAGACGATCACAATCAAAATAATCCAAGCGGCGTTGGTCTTAAAGGCCACGCTCTTACTTTCAAATGTAATGTTCGATTCGGCCATAGAGGTACAAATTTACTGTCTTTCTCCATTTTGCTCCATTTTGCCCCACCTACGCAAGAACCTAGGGCCTTTTTAAGAGCTTCTCTACATCCTCCCGATCAAATAGTATCCATCCACCAGCCAGGGGCTTGCGGCCAGGAAGATCACCCCGTTTGTATAACCGCTGCACGGTGATTCTTTTTACCCCAAGCAAATCTGCCACCTTGTCAGTGTTTATAAGCTCTCCGCTATCAATGTCATTAAGCAGCTCAATATATTTCTGTCTCATATTCAGCGTAAGTTATACAATTATTACAGTACAACCTGGAAAGTAATCCAAGCCATGAAACGTACCAAGCTCCCTCTGTCATAGCTCCGACTTTGGTAGGCTCTGCATCAAGTTGAGCCTTCCAGGAGGTAATATAATACTGTTTGTTGCGTTCCATATAGGCCACAGTATACCCTGTGATGCACCACAAAACAAGGGGCTATGATTATATAGTTCTATAGCCTATTCCTACGAACTGTTGCACCACTTGACAAGGTATCCGAATGAGCTTATAGTTAATTTATTGAAAGCGAAGATCCTTGACAACTCCACCAGCTAAGGCTGGCAATCCCCACCAACCATCAGGCCCCTTGGATCTTGGTGGGGGCTGCAAGCCTTATATAACTAACCGAAAGGCACAGTATGAACCACATTTTTTATGGGATGAGCATTGGACAGTTTCAGTCAGTCGTCGATGTTGAGCAGCCGTTTGAGTACCTCACCCTCACCCCGGCCTCAAGCCTTGATGAGGAAACCGAAATGCTGCAAGCTATGGAAAGTATCGCTGTCGAGGATGAATACAAGCAGATCATGGAGTTGGAAGCCGAGGAAGCATTTGAAGATTGGCAGTATCAAAAGGCTGTAGCCTCTCGCTACGCCGAGCCCTACAAGAAGTCCCCCATTTTTACCAGCGAATTCTAATCCTTATGGACACCACAGCATTTGGCGTATGGAAGACTATGGAACTCGCCGATGATTCCGGGGAGTATTACGATGGCTCCCTTATCACCTACGAGGACCCTATGAATATGGATCTAGAGGATGGACGAAGCTTCGTCTGGGTTGACCAGACGCAGGACGACGGCGAGGGCCACCGGTTCGCCGACGGGTACTGGGAGGAATCATGAACGCAATAAAACAAATCATATCTAGTTATAACGGGCTACAGGAGTCTCTAGGAGGCCCTTTAAGAATGGCGGTAACCAATAGTAAGATCTCAACCTACAACGTCATAGAGTTCAACGCCGAAGAGGAACGGCTTATGAAAGAAAATGAATGTGAAGGTGAATTATTTTGGCTCTTAGACAAATAGCATGACCAACCTAGACTACGACCTGATAACTGAGGGCCTCACCCTCCTGATCCACGACCGCTACTCCATGCCCAAGGAGATGCCGGAGTTCCTTGAGAAGATGGCTCTGGTAGCCGACCTCTATAACCGAATCCAGGAGACGAGAAGGGAGGTGAAATGACCTCCCTCCAACTCGCCGACAAGCTCGATCAAATTGTGAAGGAGTTTGGCCATAAGCCAACCTCAGAAGATGTGATGAAGGAGTTTAAGTATATGCTTGATACTATTGTAGAAATCGGAGAGCTTTCTAACCATTACCAAAAAACCAACCCATAAGCTCAAAGCCTATCTCACAATAACTCTTTTGCCCTCTCTCCTATCCGAAATTACCAGCATATAACGCATATTTTTATGGCAAGCACATTCCTCCCCCCGGACTATGAAGTTACCTCGTCCGACGGCCACTATATGAAGTTCCAAAAAGGCGAGAACCGCTTCCGTATCCTCGACTCCCCGATCATTGGACTCGAGTACTGGAGCATACAGAACAAGCCAGTACGCCTCCACAAGGGCGACCAGATCGACATCGGCGACATCCGCATCGAGGAGAGCGGCGAGAAGAAGATGCCCAAGGAGTTCTGGGCGCTGCCGGTCTGGAACTACGCCGCCAAATCCGTCCAGGTGCTTGAGATTACCCAGAAGTTCCTGCTGAAGGCTATCACGGAATTATCCCGTAACTCGAAATGGGGCAACCCCCGTGAGTACGACCTGGTAGTCGCCAAGACCGGTGACGGCATGAGTACTGAGTACGGCATGATCCCCGACCCCAAAGAGTCACTGGAAGTCGAGGCTGCCACCGCCTGGGCCGAGGTCCAGAAGAAAGGCTTTAACCTAGACATGATCTATGAAGGGCTCGACCCCTTTAATCCCCTGAAGACCAAAGAGGAAACGATTGATATGGAGTCAGTAGAGGAAATCATGGAAGGGGATGAAAGTAATCCTCTAATGCAAGACTAACCCAACCCTCATGGACGGCTACGGCTCCGGTAATGGCTTCGGCTATGGCTACGGCAATGGCTTCGGCGACGGCTTCGGTAATGGCTACGGTGACGGCTCCGGCAATGGCAATGGCTATGGCTACGGCTATGGCTACGGCAGCAACGGCTTCGGCAATGGCTATGGCTTCGGCTTCGGCTACGGCTATGGCTACAGCAATGGCTTCAGCAACGGCTACCCTTATTTGATGATATAACCTTAACTATTATGGAAAACTGGAAAATCTTTATTATTGCTGGTGGATTCTATTTCTTCGGTAACGAGGTACAAGCCCCGGAAGGCTATATCGCAATGGATCAGTGTTCAATGTTCGGCGGATTCTCTGGAGGAAAAGGTATGCCTGGCGTTGTTCGGGGTGAATCAGGGGCTACTGTAACGCTTGATCGGTTTATCCCGTCGGACGTACAAACCTTCCCTATCTCAGCTTGCTATGGAATCATAGCATCAGTAAACCTGTACGATTTTAAGGGAACTACGTTGAGAAAATGACCCTCCCTAATGGCTACGGTGACGGCTCCGTCAATGGCTTCGGCTATGGCTACGGCAGCTACGGCTCCGGTAATGGCGACGGCTTCGGTTCCGGTAATGGCGACGGCTTCGGCAATGGCAATGGCTCCGGCAATGGCTACGGCAGCAACGGCTTCGGCAATGGCTACGGCTATAGCTACGGCTATGGCTCCGGCGACGGCTATGGCTATGGCTATGGCTATGGCTACGGTGACGGCTATGGCTATGGCTACGGTGACGGCTACGGCAATGGCTACGGTGACGGCAATGGCAGCTACCCTTATTCGATGATATAACCTTATGAGCATCCCAATTTTATATGTAGGAGCCCCAGGTGTAGGCAAGACTGCGAAGATTAGACAAAAGTACGATCACTGTGAAGTTTTGCTCCTTTCCTCCCAAACAGAAGAGGATATAGCAGGAATACCATACAGAGAAGGGGCCTTAGAAAAGAGAACTATCCCTCCGTATATCCAGAGACTACAAGGATCTACCGGATCCAAGTGCCTTTTTCTGGATGAAATAGACAAAGCCCGTCGTGAAGTGGCTGATACACTCCTAACCTTAGTCACCCACCCAAAAGACTTTGGAATACCCGAAGGTACTGACATTGTAGCCGCCGCTAATCCTCCTGAGTGGGGCGGCGGCGATGGCCTAAGTCTTCCTATGATTAATAGGTTCTCGGTAGTACCGTTCAATCCTGACTTTGATTCCTGGTCTAACTATATGCGAAAAAAGTACGGCGAAATCCCCTTCGTTAACGAAGTCATAGACCGAATAAAAATACAGGAGCTACCCTTCTTGGAAGCAAACGGTGAAGGACTTGATTGGCGCATGACTTCACCCCGTAGTATTGATGCCGCAGTGAATGTCTGCCTGAACTATAAGGAGGATGTTACGGACCTAGTGAAAGGTCTTGTCACCCCCAATATGGCAAGTGGAATACTCATGATCCTTCGGGATAATAATGATAGCGGGGATGGGGCTCAGAAAATATCTCGCTCCATTGGCTCCAAAGCGATAGCAAAAAATATCTTGAGAAAATGACCCTCCCTAATGGCTACGGCAATGGCAATGGCTTCGGCTATGGCTACAGCAATGGCTTCAGCAACGGCTACCCTTATTTGATGATATAAGCACCTATTATGAAGGAAATTAACGAGGTTAGATTTAATGGTAGAGATCCAGCTATAGCCTATACTGACTTC